AAAGAGATTTTTGTTGGCGGCTCAGATGTGACCGTTGATAACGGCATGCACGCTGTCGCTACGGCTACTGGCGTTGTGCAGTTGTTGCCAGGCGATGAGCTGTATGCAATTACCTCGCAGACCGGCTGTAACTTGCGAATTTTGGTGGTGAAGTAATGGCACAGGCTGTTATTGCAGACATTGACGGCACGCTAATCACTTTCGATGGCGATCGTAATGAAAAGGTTTATGCCTATCTCGAGAGTTTTGACGATACCGAAATAATCATTGTGACGGCTCGCCTCGAGTCTGAGCGTACGGCTACGGTTTCTGAGCTTGAAAACTTAGACATTGATTATGACCAGTTGATTATGAAACCCGATGCCGATACCGATTCGACTGAGTTCAAGAAACTTACCGCTGAAGATTTGTTGAAAACTTACAATGTGATGGTTGCGGTGGATGATAGCGCAGACATTCGTGAGGCTTACTCAGGTTTGGGCATCACCGCTATCGCGCCGGCCGATGTGCCAGATGTGCCTGAAGATCGGGCTATAAATCAGGATGCGCCAGCGTACATGCGTGCGGCTGCTAGGCGTGGCCTCGAGTACTATGCCGATGGTCAGGGTGGCGATGGTTTGGTTGAGCGCACTATTCGTGAGGCGCGCGACATGGCTGAGGGCCGCGTTACCGATGATAAGTGGATTCGTATCGCTGCCTGGATTGCTAGGCACATGGATGACCTCGATGCGCCGGATGCTCAACCTGGTGCAGATAACTATCCGTCTGCCGGTGTTGTTGCGCATTTGCTTTGGGGTTCAGGGCCAACTAAGCGAGCTGCTGAGCGCACGATGGCTTATGCAGAATCGGTGGTTGCTAGAATTGAGGCAGAGCAAGAAAGAGAAACTATGACTGCTAATACGCGTTCTAAATGGGTTGATGTTGCTTGGCGCATCAAGAATCAACTCGAGGGCGGCGACTCTGAGGGCCGTTCGAGTAGCAAGCAAGAGCAGCGCATTCACGCTACTAATTTTGAGATTCGTGAAACCGCTGATGGCATGGCTTTCACCGGTTACGCTGCCGTTTTCAATTCGGACTCTGAGCCGTTGCCGTTCATCGAGCGGATCGCGCCTGGCGCTTTCAAGCGTTCGTTGCAGTCGCGCAATGAGGTCAAGTTGTTGTGGAATCACGATGCTGGTGAGCCGTTGGCATCGGTTCGCGGTGGCACTCTGAAACTTACTGAAGATGAGATTGGTTTGCGCGTTGAGGCTACCCTAGCCAACACAACTCGAGGCCGCGATGTGGCTGAGCTGATTCGCTCTAAAACTATCGACTCTATGAGCTTTGGTTTCTCGGTCATCAAGGATTCGTGGCAGGGCGAGGTTCGCACTCTTGAGGCGGTCAGACTTTTTGAAACATCAGTTGTTTCTTGGCCGGCATATACGGCTACCAGCGGCACGATCTCGGTTCGCTCAGCTGCACCTGGCATCGATGCCGATCAGTTGGCTGATGCTCTCATGCGTTTGGAGTCGGGCGAGGAGTTAGAAGAATCTCACGCGACCCTGATTACCGATGTTGTGGCAAAACTAACTAAGACCGAAGAAGTGCAAGAAGTTCAGGGCGACATTCTCGCGCTGAAGAAAAAGAAACTCGACCTACTATTAAAGGAAATGTAATGCCAACTAAAGAAGAAATTGAGATCGCTGTAAAGGTTATTAGTGAGGTTGCTGGTGCGCCTACTGTTGGCCCGGTTGCCGATCTAATCAAAGAGCTAAAAGATTCTTCAGTACCGGCTAAAGAAGTTCGGATTACTGAGGCTAAAGAAACTCGCTAACTTTCTCGAGTTTTACCCTCTCGGCTTTTTACCCTTTTGCCGAGAGGGTTTTTCTTTCCGCTGTTATATTGCGGTGGCTAAACTTTTATTAGGTTCAGCGTTAGCGCGGCCAACTCTGTTCAGCGTTAGCGCGGCAGAAAATTCATCTAACCTATTTGAAAGGAAATCAAATGTCTGATTTCATCAAGGGTCAGGCTGAAGTTCGCAACAACCTAATTTCACAGATGCGTGAAGTTTTGGATGACGCTGAGAAGCGTGGCGGACTAACTGCTGAGGACTCACAAAAGATTGACCGCCTCGAGGCTGATATTGCTCAGCGCGATGCTGCCATTGCTACTGCTCAGAAAGTTGCTCAGCGTTCGGCTGAGGCTGCTGAGGCTGCCGGATCGTTTGCACCAGAAGTTGCACCAGCATCATCTGAGGCAGATGTTCTTCGCGCAATCGCTCGCGGTGAGGTTCGTTCACACGAATTCATGCGCGAAACTCGCGCGCCGCTCACACCATCGAGCAACACCGTACCTCAAAGTTTCTATGACCAGGTATTCCAGGTTGCAACCCTAGTCGGCCCAATGCTTCAGACCTCTGAGGTATTTAACACCGCATCGGGTGAAAACCTAGTTATCCCAACTGTTACTGCAATCAGCACTTCAGGTTCAGTTGCAGCTGCAGGTACTGTTGCAGAGTCAAACCCAACATTCTCATCACTTACTCTCGGGGCAATCAAATATGGCGCGATCGTCAATTTGGCCAACGAATTGGTAAGCGATGCAGGGTTTAACATCACTAGCTACATCGCTCAGCAGCTCGGTACTTCACTAGGTGTACAGGCGAACAGCGCACTAACCGACAAGTTGGTTGCTGCTGCTGGTTCTGTTGTTACTGGTGGTACTGGTGTTTCGGGTGCGTTCACTTACGAAAACCTAATTGACTTGGTTTACGGCATTGCTGATGGCGCACGCGTTCTACCAGGCCTCGGTTTCCAGATGGCTAAGAGTGGTATCGCTGCTGCTCGCAAGCTAAAGGATGGCGCAGGTAACTACATCTGGCTAGACAACGCTGTAAACGGTCAGCCAGCTCAGCTGCTCGGCTACCCAGTTTACGAAAACCCAGCAGTTCCGGCTGTTGGCACTGGAAACAAGTCGGTCCTTATGGGGCATTTGCCATCATTCAAAGCCAGGGTCGCCGGTGGCGTTCAGGTTGCAAGTTCAACTGACTTCAACTTCAACACCGATGTGACCAGCTACCGCGGATTGATTCGCGTTGATGGTGGACTAACCCACTCAACACACATCGGTTACTTCAAGGGTGGCGCAAGCTAATCTCGAAGCTCTAAACTGAAACGGCTCGGCATCGCGTGGATTTGCCGGGCCGTTTCTTTTATCTTGAATTTGTTACTTTTCTGTGTAATACTTTTCAGGTCAAAGCCTCGCCGGATTCCCCCTATCTTTCCGGCGGGGTTTTGCTATTATCGAGGTATCTACGCGAGAGGGCATAAATGCTAAAGGGTACGGTTTCTTGGTTTTCTAATTCACCGACAGCGCCAACCGGTTACGGTGTGCAGTCAAATCAGGTTTTGAATCGAATGATCCGCGATGGCCTCGATGTTGCGGTTTTGAGCAACTATGGGCGAGAGGGTGTGAATGGCACTTGGGAATCTGAGTATGGTGTTGTGCCTGAGTATGCCAGAGGCGCTGAGCCGTACTCGCAGGATGTTACACCGCTGAATCACAATCACCATGTTGCCAGAGTAGAAAACGAAAAGGGCAAGCAACCTAACGCGCTTTTCACTCTTTACGATGTTTGGATTATGCGTGGCGATAAGTATGCCGATCTAAACATTGCTAGTTGGGTGCCTATCGATCACAACCCGATACCGCCGCTAGTTTTGGATTGGTGCAAGCGCCCGAATGTTACACCGATTGCGATGAGTCGTTGGGGTCAAGAGCAGCTGAAGAATCGTGGCGTTGAGAGCCTTTATATTCCGCACGCTGTTGAGCCGGTGTTTCAGCCAACTTATGAGGTTGATGGTTTGGATGTGCGCGAGTACATGGGCATCGATGCAGACACTTTCTTGGTTGGCATGAATTTTGCTAATAAGGCCAGCGGTGCGATTCATCGTAAAGCGGTCGCTGAGGCGTTTCTAGCGTTTGCGTTGTTTGCGAAAGATAAGCCCAATGCGGTGCTGTATTTGCATACCGACATGTTTGGTAGTTTCGGCGGTTGGAAACTTGACCATCTTTTGACTGCGTGCGGTTTGACTAAAGATCAGGTGATTTTCTGCGATCAGGTCGCTTACCGTTACGGTTATTCGCAAGAGCAACTGGCGGCCTTTTATACGGCGATGGATGTTTACCTGGCTGTTAGTTACGGTGAGGGTTTTGGCGTTGGCACGATCGAGGCTCAGGCGTGTGGCACACCGGTTATTGTTTCGGACATTTGCGCGAGTACTGAGCTGGTGGGCGATGGTTGGTTGGTTGAGTGCCAGCCGATTTGGGATGAGGCTCAGCGGTCATGGTTTAGTGTGCCTAATATTCCACAGATTGTAAGGGCGTTGGCTACGGCTTATGAGCAGCCTCGAGGTAAGTCTGAAAAGGCTATTGAGTTTGCTAAGGGTTATGGTGCTGAGCATGTGTGGCAAGAGTATTGGTTGCCGGCGTTGGCGCAAATTCTAAAATGATTCCGGTTCTTGGCTTTTGCACTCTCAAGCGTTTTGATTTGGCTGAGCGGTTGCTGGCCAGCATCGATTACCCGGTTGAGCATTTGGTGATCGTAAACAATTCAGGCACTAAAGCCTGGCAACCTAAGAAACCCGATTTGGTGCAGAATCTTTGGCACATTGAAGTGCCTTTTGGTTTGGGTTTGGTTGGCGCTTGGAATCTGATTGTAAAAGCAACACCGTATGCGCCGTACTGGGTTTTGGTGAATGATGATGCCTATTTTCTGCCAGGCCAGATGCAGCTCATACCCGAGCAGGTCGATACTCAGGCGCTGAATTTTCTCGACATTGTGCCAGCATGGTCGGGCGTGGTTTTCGGTGAGGGCATGGTTGAGCGTGTCGGGCTTTATAGCGAGGATTTTTATCCGCTCTACTTCGATGATAATGATCTCGAGCGCCGCGTTGATTTGGCAGGTATAGACAAAAAGTCTATACATTGCAAGATGGGTCACGATAACAGTTCTACGCTGCATAGCGGCTTTCAGGCGGTCAATTCGGTGAGTTATAGCAACAATGGGCGTTTATACGCTCAGAGAGCCGCTGAGGGCCGTATAGAGGCATCTCTGTGGTCATTACAAAGTAGGAGAGCAAACCGATGGGATTGATTTATACAGGCGGCACTTTCGACCTATTCCATGCCGGGCATGTGGCGTTTCTCAGGCGCGCAGCTCAGTTGGGCGAGGTGGTTGTGGCCCTAAACACCGATGAATTTATTGTGGAGTACAAAAGTAAAGCGCCGGTCATGAGCTACGCTGAGCGCCGCGATGTGTTGCTGGGTTGTAAGTGGGTTAGCCAGGTTGTGCCTAACGCTGGTGGCGCAGATTCGCGCATTGCCATCGAGCAAGTAAAACCCGACTACATCATTGTTGGCAGCGACTGGGCTAGGCGTGATTACTACTACCAGATGAGTTTCGATCAGGATTGGTTGGATGAGCGCGGCATTGGTTTGATTTACATCCCGTATACCGATGGCATCTCGACTACCGCCATCAAGCATCGACTATCTAAGCGGTAAAATAAAAACAATACTTTAGGAGTCATTTTGGCTATTACAAATGGTTATGCCTCACTCGCAGAAGTGAAAGCCGCACTAAGAATCACCGATTCTATTGACGATTCTTTACTGGAAACGGCTATTGAATCTGCATCGCGCCTGGTCGATGGTTTCGCCGGTCGCAACTTCTACCCGAATGGTACGGCAACCCGATACTTCACACCTGACGACATGATTGTTTGCGAGATCGATGACTTGATTACGCTCACAACGCTTGAGGTGTCTGCCGATCTCGATGGCGTGTTTGACCAGACTTGGACTGCATCGGATTATCAGCTTGAGCCGTTGAATGGTCGCGCCGATGGTTTGACTGGTTGGCCGCGCACTCGCATCAGGGCCGTTGGTGATTATGTGTTTGCTCAGAATGTTGGCGAGGCCAGCGTAAAGGTAACAGGCACTTGGGGTTGGTCTGCCGTACCGACTGCAATAAAGCAAGCAACCGTTTTGCAATCAAGCCGAATCTTTACCCGTCTACAATCGCCTCTTGGCGTTTTGTCTGCACCCGACTTGGGTTACATCCGCGTTGGCACTCGACTCGATCCTGATGTGCAGCAACTGGTTGAGCCGTATCGCCTGGCAAGGTTTCTCGCATAATGGCTCTCATTAGTGATCTACGCGCTGGCATCGCAACTAACCTGGCAACGATTGCAGGTCTGCGTACCGGCGCTACCATTCCCGAGAATCCGAATCCACCGTTTGCGATTGTTGCACCGTCATCGATGACTTATCACATGGCGATGCGTAACGGCATGAGTACTTACAACTTCGTTGTTACTTTGGTTGTGGGCCGAGCTGATGCGCGCTCAGGGCAGAATGCGTTAGATGCTTTCTGCTCTAGCACCGGCTCTAGTAGTATTAGAGGTGCAGTTGAAAGTGATCGCACATTGGGTGGGAAAGCGTTTGATTGTGTTGTTACTCAGATGCGCTCATACGGCAGTCTGGCTATCGGCGATACCACATACCTGGCGGCAGAATTCGATCTGACCGTTCAGGCTGATTAAGTAAAGGAAATCTAATGGCAAAATTTGTTGCTACTGATTACTCGATTACCCTGAATGGCACAGCACTAAGCGATGCGCTGCAGTCTGTAAACCTCACCATTCAGAGTGATGAAGTAGAAACTACCACTTTTGGTGGCGGTTGGAAAACTATGGTTGGTGGATTGAGATCAGGCTCATTGCAGCTTAACTTTTTCCAGGACTTCGCTGCCGGTTCTGTTGATGCGACCCTTTGGCCGCTACTCAACACCATCGGTACTGTTGTTATCAAGCCAACATCTTCGACTGTATCGTCTACCAACCCGACCTACACGGTACCGATTTTGATCTCGCAGTATCAGCCATTTGCGAGCTCAGTCGGCGACGCCGCCACGCTTTCGGTCACATTTCCGACTTCAGGCACTGTTACAAGGGCGACGGCATAGGCCTAGTTCTAAAACAAAACTAAACAAAGAAAGACATAATGAAACTAAATCTACGCGTTGAGTTTTTGGATGGTCGCACAGTTGATCCGGTATCGGTTCAAATGCCCGACATGCTGAAGTTCGAGGAAAAGTTTTCTATTTCTATTTCGGCTCTTGAGAAAGAGCAGAAACTGACTTACATTGTGTTTCTCGCGTGGGCTGCGTTGCACCGCCAGAAACTAACTGATAAGCCGTTTGATGATTTCATTGATACGGTTTCGTTGGTTACGGCGAGTGAGGCCGACCCAAAATAGTGCCGTTGGGCGATGAGTCTGCACATTGGACTATTGCTCAACTGGCGGTGGAGTTAGGCATTGCACCTAGTGTGCTTATGAATGAGTCGCCGCGAATGCTTTTCACTATGCAGCGAGTTTTGCTTTCTCGCAACAATAGCCAGGCATGAAGAAAGCCCTAGACATTTGATCTAGGGCTTTCTCATTTTCGGCAGCTTAGGGGGTAAGTTGCTCGAAACCTGCGAGTTTGAAGTTGGGGTGTTTTAGTACCTCGCCGGCAGCTTTGTCTAGCATTGCCTGGACTGCCTCGACACCGTACCAGGTGTTTTCTGCGAGATCGGATAGAAACTGTGAATCGGTGATGGCGTTGTATGCCAGCGCGACTACTAGGCGTTGCCAGAATTCTGACTTGAGCGGTATCAGCCCATGATCGAGCCACATGAGTACGCGCTCAGCCTGGCTTATTTTGCCGTCTACTAATCCATCGGGCATCATGCTGGCCTCGAGGCGCATCAGCTCATCGGCCTCTGTGAGTTCAAAGTGTGTGCCATCTATGAAGTTCCAGTAGGCCCATGCGCGCGAGTAGTAGTTATCAATGTGCAGTTCGCCATCTTCTTCGAGGTAGATGGTTTGTGCGACTACTAGGCCATGATCATCTTTGAATGGTTTGACCGGGTTGTATAGAAAGAAACCGTTTGCCTGGCCGTAGTTGTAGATGTGTGGCTTTCCTAGCGTGGTTTCGATGTATTCCATGATTGCCATGATTATGCCAACTCGGTGTTGATGCAGCCAAATAGTTCGCACTCGCCGCGCACATGGCGGTAGTCGCCATCAGGTTCGTGCGTATCGGCGCTGGTGTACCCGGTTGCATCATGCTCGCAACCCTTTGAGCAATGAGCGACTGATGCGCCATCTTTGGTAAATACTTCATCGGTGTAGTGATCGCCGTAACCGCACCAGATGCAGCATTTGGTTGTGGCGCGTGTGCTTTCGATTTGTGCCAGGTGAGCTTTTAGGTTCGCGATGGCGGTGAGTGTTGCTGTAGTCATGATTCCCTATCTTTCTGCCAGCGGTTGCCGACATGTCGATTATGACCGATTAGCCTGGCTGAGTGCAACATTTGGCGCGCTAGGTTTCATAACGGTTTGGTAACGGCGGCGGTAGAATTGATGTTATGCCTGAGCCAATCACACTTACTATCGCCAAGTTCACCGGCCGCCTGAGCAATAGGGGTGGCGTGAATGTTGGCGCTAACGACATAAGTGTTTTGGATGTGCGCGAGCTGCAAAAGCGAATGAAAGAGGCTGGCCCTAATTTTAGGCGCGAGTTTCTGCGCGATGTGAAAGACATTGGTAAGCCGCTCGAGAGCAAGATTCGGGCGCAAATCAACTCTGTTGAGCCGTTGTCGGGTTTTCTTGCCGATCGTGGCCGTTTGGGTTGGAATAATGGCGTTGCCGCCGATAAGGTCACAACTCAGTTTCGTACTTCGATGGGTGGGCGTTCGCTCACAACTACGCTTTTGCGTATCAAGGTTTGGTCGCCAGCGGTCATCATCATGGACATGGCCGGGCGATCGGGTGCAAACATTGGTAAGGGTCGCCGTAACGATAATGCCAGCCCGACTACGCGCCGCCGTAATGCCAACATCAAAAAGGGTGAGGCTTTCATTGCGAGCCTAAACCGAGAGATCGGTGGGCGCGCCTCGAGAATCATCTACCCGGCTGCTGAGAGTAGTTTGCCGGCATTGACTGCACAAACTGATCGCGTGCTAAAAGATGCGATGCGCCGATTCAACATGAGAGGCTTCTGATGGCTGCTGGTGGACTGTACATACCGTTAAAGGCGGTATTTGACGATAAGGGCTTTAAAGAGGCTCAAAAGAGCATGGGGTCGCTTGGCTCGGCTATGAAGAAAACCCTGGGTGCTGTTGGCCTCACGGTTGGTATTGGCGCTCTAGTCAATCAGCTCAACCGGGCTGGTAAAGCCGCTGTTGAAGATGCCAAGTCGCAGGGGCTGTTGGCGCTCTCATTGCGCAATACCGTAAACGCTACTGATGAGCAGATTTCGGCCGTTGAGAAAAGCATTGCGGCGATGGAGTTGATGAGTTCGGTCGCAGACGACCAAATTCGCCCGGCTTTCGCCACTATCGCGGCGGTGACTGGCACTCTTACTGAGGCGACTTCATTGACGACTTTGGCGCTTGATTTGGCTGCTGCAGGTTATGGCAATGTCGAAACTAACGCTAAGGCGCTGGCGAAAGCGTACGGCGGTCAGACTACGGCCCTTGAGCGATTAGTGCCAGGCGTGAGAAATGCCACAGACAAGTTTGGTTATTTGCAAGAGCGTTTCGCTGGTACGGCAGAAGAGGCTTCTAATCTCGATCCGTACACTCGAATGAATCTTATCTTTGGCAACTTGCAAGAGGCCATCGGTAAGTATCTTTTGCCGTATCTACAAGATTTTGCTAACTGGTTGAAGTCGCCGCCAGGTCAAGAGAAACTTCAGGCGATCGCTGTTACTTTTGGAACGATTGTTCAGGCCGTTGGCAACATGGTGAGTTTCTTGATGGATAACTCTTGGCTGGTAAAAACTGTTGCTGGTTTGGTTGCCATGTTCAAGGTTTGGAAAGCCATTTTCTTGGTCACTAAGGCGATCTATGGCGCTCAAAAGGCTGCGGCTCTATTGACTTTTGCGCAAAAAGGTCTGGAATCCGCTAAGGGTTGGCCGGCGATCGCGGCAGCGGCTGCGGCGGTGGCTGCAGGTCTTGGCACATTCGTTGCCCTCGATGCCATGATTGGCAACATCACCGACAATGTTGAGCAACTGAAAAAAGATTCAGGCAAGCTCACACCTTTTATTCCCGATCCGATTGTGCCGCCTGATACTGATTCAGGCACAACTAAGGGTAAGTCGCCGGCTCAGGTTGCTGCTGAGGCCGCTGCTAAGGCCGCTGCTACGGCTATGGATGCGTATCAGAAACTGGCTGCAAGCATGCAGGAATTCAAGGCCTCGATGGGTGAGGTTTTGTCGGGTGTTAGGCCGTTGGAAACTGCTACTCGCATTGTGGGCGAGTTTGAGCAAGCATCGGTTGATGCGTTTACTAATGTGCAAGAAAAGGTTGCTGAGGCGCTGAAGTCTGGTTTGGTTTCGGCTGCTACTTATGATGCGCTGGTGAAGTATGCGGCGCGTGAGGCTAAGGTGCTGAATGAGATTGCAGCTAAGCGTGATGCCATTGCTAAGAAAATAGACATTGCTAAAAACTTGGTGTCTACGGTTCGCGACTATGTGAACATTAGCGACTTGGGTGCAACATCGGCTGAGATCACTAGCGGTTTCCGTAGCATCATCGATAAGACTATTGATTTTGGTAAGAATCTTTTGGCGCTTAAGAAAGCCGGGCTTGATAAGAATCTGTTTGCTCAGATTTTGGGTGCTGGCCTCGAGGCTGGTGGGCAGACTGCTCAGGCGATTGTTGAGGGTGGCGATTCTGCGATTAGTGAGTTGAATGGGCTTTTCAAAGAGCTGAATTCTGCCGCTGAGGGTATTGCGGTGGCATCTACCGACATCATGTACTCGGTCGGTGAAGAGATCATTAGCAACGGCTTTATTGCTGGGTTGATGGATCAGGATTCTGCGCTGGTGAAAGCGGCTCAGGCGTTGGCTGATGCGTTCACTTCAACATTCACTACCGGGCTTTCGGTGGGCATGGCTGAGCAGTTGGCTAAGATTCAGCCGCCAACCGTCAATGTGCCTATGAGTTCGACTGTTACACCGTTGAGCGGTGGCATGGCATCTCAGTTGGCCCAACTTGGTTTCAAGAATAGCCAGGATGCGTTTATTCGCCGCGACTCCATGGGTCAGAGTTTCTTGACTACTAAAGCCGGCATAAACATTACGGTAAACGCTGGCATGGGTACTGATGGCAAGAGCGTGGCTCAGTCGATCATTGATGAGATTAAGCGTTATGAGCGCGCCAATGGCGCTGTTTGGACACCGGCATAATGGCTCTACCGATTGAGAAAGTCGAGCTTGGTTTTGATGAGAATGGGCCAGGTAACTTTTTTATTCTTGATGACGATGTACAGGGCGTTTTAGACAACATTGATTATGTGCTGGGTGGCGGTTCATTCTTCTACGATGTGAGCGCCTATGTGCAAGAGATTGGCATTCAGCGCGGTAAGTCGCGTGCGCTAGATCGTTACAGCTCAGGCCAGGCTCGAGTAACTTTCAATAACCGCAACCGCTACTTCGACCCGACTTATACAGCCTCACCGTTCTATGGTCAGATTGTGCCTCGCCGCGATGTGCGAATTTGGTCTAACAATCAGATTGTCTATGTGGGTACTACTGACGACTGGGATTTGAATTATGCGCCTAATGGCGACTCAGTTGCGGTGCTAAGTGCTTATGACGGTTTTGCGTTTCTCTCTCAGCAAACTTTGACGGCTGCCACTAACCCGGTTGAGTTGTCGGGTGCGCGCGTAAATCGCATTCTTGACGATCCAGGTGTTGCCTGGCCAACTGGTGCTAGGTCTGTTAGTGCTGGTGATGAAACTTTGCAGGGCGATACGGTCGAGTTAGGCGCTAACGCGTTGGAGTATTTGCAGACTATTGAGAGTTCTGAGCCTGGCGAGTTGTTTATTGGCAAGTCTGGCAATTTGACTTTCCAGGCGCGTAACGCTGTTGCACCGTCTAGTGCCGCTGTTGTTTTGAGCGATGATGCTACAGGTGTGCGGTATTCGAGTGTGCGCGTGGTTTATGGCTCGGAGTTGCTATTTACTCAGACTGAGCTGCAGCGCCGTAACTCGGTTGTGACTATTCAGAGTAATGATTTGGATGCTCAGAGTAACTACGGTATCCGTACGCTTTCTATCAACGATTTGCTCAATGAAACCGATGCTGATGTGGCTGAGTTGGGCAACTGGCTCTTGGGCCAATACTCAGCGCCTGAGTACCGTTTCGATGGTGTCGAGGTGCTTATGTCGCAACTCTCAACCGTTGAGCAAGATTCGCTTATAGGCCTAGAGTTGGGGTCTGTTTGCAAGATTACCTTTACACCTAACGGCATCGCGCCGGCGATTGTGAAGTTTGCTCGAGTTATCTCGATCACTCACCAGGCTACTTTGACTGAGCATCGCATGATTCTTGGGTTGGGTACGCTTACAACTAATACTTTCGTTTTGGATGACCCGGCGTTTGGTATCCTTGATACAGGGATTCTTGCCTTTTAATTAGGAGTTTTTATGGCTGGTGCAGGTTGGCGCACATTTACTAGCGGTGCTGTTTTGACCGCTGCACAGGTTCAAACCTATTTGCAGGATCAGGCCGTTCAGGTTTATGCAACTACGGCTGCCAGGTCTAGCGCGTTGGGTACGGCGGTTAGCGCCGGTATGGTTTCGTTCATTACTACCGGTGGTTTGTTGGACTATTACAACGGCTCGGGCTGGACTGGACTCAACTACACAACTGTTAGCAACTCAACCGTTTCTGCTTATACGGTTACGGCTACTGATCACAACAAAACTTTTGTTTCAGCCTCGACTGCAGCTCAAACTATTGTTGTGCCGGATGTTTTCGAAATCGGTGAGCGTTTTGATGTTGTGCGCGATGGTGCAGGTACTGTAAGCATTTCTGCCGGTACTGGTGTGACTACTTGGGCTGGTGCTGGTACGGCTGGTACTGCTAAAAGTTTTGCGATGGGGACTCAGTATTCGGCGGCTTCGGTTATCAAGGTTGCGGCTAACTCATACCGCGTTATTGGTGCGGTGACCTAATGGGTCTGTTACCTCTTGGCTTGTTGAGTCAGGGTGGTGGCCCGCCAGCAGTTTCTGGTGGAACTCTTTATTCTGATGCAACCTATTTTTATAGAAAATTTACTGCAAGCGGCGATTTGATTGTGCAGAATGGGCCAGTTTCTATGGACATTTTGATGGTTGCTGGTGGTGGTGGTGGGTCTGATAGCAATGGAACTTCTGGCGGTGGCGGTGCTGGTGGTTTGCTATACACAACAGCGGCAAGTTTAACACCTGGCACTTATGCCATTGTGGTTG